GCCCCCAGGCTCGACCAGCGCCTGCCAGCCGACGAAGAGGGTGTCGGCCGAAGCGCGGACCTTCATCGCCAGGGCAGCGTAACGGCCGCTGCCGGCAGCGCCGGTCCACGCCTCGTAGCTTTGGCCCTGGCCGGACCAGACGGCCACGTCCCACAGGCCGACGTCCCAGGCACCCGAGCCCGCGCCCAGGTACGCCGGCACCGAGCCGTTGATCTCAAGGTTCCACTCACTGTTCAGCCCGGCCTGGATGCCTGGGGCTGAATCGCTGATGAACGACGGCCGGACCATCTGGAACCGCTTGACCCGGATCGCCTCGCCCATCGCCTGGAAGGCAGTGACGACGACGCCTTCGAGGTCGTCGCCGGGGACGTCGTCGACCTGTCCGTCGGTGCCGCCGACGAAGCACTGCCAGATGTTGCCGTCGAGGTCGCCGGCAAAGACCTTGCCGTTGAACGCCTCGACCGTCAGCATCGGGTAGCCGCGCAGCATGGTGAACGCCTTGTTGTTCACCTCGTATGCCCACTGCAGGTTCTCGATGTTGATCTCGGCCCGGTTGATCAGCAGCAACTGCTCGTGCGGCAGGAACTTCACCTCCCAGTAGCGCACGTCGAGCGAGCCGGCGATCTCGACCGCCAGGGCAGAGTTGATGTTGCTGGCGATCTGCGGGTTCTGGAAGAAGCCCTGGCCGCGCATAAGCTCCGACATGAAGACCATGCCGCGCTCGGACAGGATCGTCACGTCCTGCTGGTAGTTGGTGAAGAACCGATTGCCCACCGGCACGCGGCCGATGTACCAGCGGCCGACCACTTGGAATTCGCCGGCAACGTCGGGATCGTTGCCACCGTAGACGAGGACATCGCCCTGGTCTGCAACGATGACCAACTGGTTCTGCACGCCGACGCCGCTGCTGCCGTCATAGGTCCAGTTGATCAGGACCGCGAGCTTGCCCCCGTTGGGGAACATCGCGCCGAAGTCGAAGGCGGTTGCAGCCCCGGCGTACTGGCCGACCGGCAAGTACCACGCCCTGGTGGTGTCCTTCTCGACGAACCAGACCCGGTTCTTGTAGACGGTGACGAAGCTGAAGAAGTTGGGGTTGATGCCGGCGATCTGGTTGGGGCCAGCGCCCAGCGTGATCTGGGTGAACGTCGTGCCGTCGTAAATCCAGTAGCCAGACCCAGGGTTCACCATCAGCATGACGTGGACGCCAGCCGAGGTCGTGAAGTTGAGCGACACCCACTCGCCGACGGGCGTGCCGGTCGGGACCGTCAGGACAGGCACCGGGACCGTGACCGAGGGCGCGGCCGTGGTGACGTCGTAGATGTCGCCGGCAGCCGTCGCAGCCAGGAGCTTGTTCACCCCGAGCGGCGACAGGTACTTCATCTCGGAGCGGACCTCGCCCGAGAGGTTGCTCATATGCCGGATGTAGCCCCGGCGCATCTGGCAGCCCAGGACGCGGGGGATGAGGTTCTCCAGGCGGATCGCCGTCTGGGGGTCCCCGCCGGGCAGCGGCTGGGTCACGTCCAGGCCGCGCAGCGGCGCACCGAAGGGGAAGGCTTGGTGGTTCTGCGTGGCGCTCGACCGCCTGGGCGTCGTGCGGCGGGGACCTTGGTAGGGGACGAGTGCCATCAGGGGATCGCCTCGTAGTAGGGCTGCTGCTGCGTGCGCGCCTGGGCCAGCGACTGAGCCTGCGCCTCGCAGTCCTCCTCGGAGCCGGACGAGCAGAGGTAGCCACCGGCTGCGTCGGTGCAGATGAACGTGTTGCGGGCGAAGAAGGCACCCTCGGCCGGCGTCCCTACGTTGGGATTAGGGACGATTTCGAGCGTCGGAGTGATCACCCAGCCTGGGGGCAAAGTTGCCATTTCGTCACCAGTAATTAGTTCTGGCGCATGCCGTAGAGGCTCGCCTCGGGCAGGTTGCCGATGCCGATGTACGGGTAGTCGTGCCGGCCGCCGGCCATGTTCAGGATGTTGGCTCCCTTCTCTGCGCCGATCCGGCTGTCGAAGGCCAGGAGGAAGTCGCGCACCGCAGACGACGAATCGAAGCCTCGGGCTTCAAGCCACTTCAGCCGCGTCAGCAGCGTCATCAGGATGCCGTCAAGCTGGAACGTGTCGCCGGCCTTCGTAGCGATGTTCTTGTAGAGGTCGGGGTTGTCCGCGTCCTGCACCAGCGCCTGGGACAGGTACATGAACTTGAAGTCCTGGCCGGGTGGAGCCGGGGGATTCAGGAACCAGATTTGCCGCTGCCTGATCTGCCACGTCAGCGTGAAGTTGGCGCTGATCGGGAAGACCCGGTAGGTCATCCAGCCCTGGGGCGACACCGGGCCGACCGCAGGGAACCGCATCGCCGCGTTCCACTGCGTCTGGTCGATGAACCGGTAGAAGTCGCCGGGGAGGTCGAAGGCCACCTCGTTGGACTCGCCAGGGACCGGCGGGAGGACGGTGCTGACGTTGACCGTGCCCTCCTTGGTCAACTGGCTCCACTCGTAGGCGTTGAGCATCTCCAGGCTGGCGAGGTTCGCCACCGTCCGCATCAGGACCATGTTGGGGTCCGGCGACCCGACCGGGTCGGTCGGGATCGGCAGGTTGAGCATCCCGCAGACCTGCTGCATCAGCACCTGAAAGGTGCTGAAGTTGGTCATCGAGTAGGTCGTCACGATGCTCTCCCAGGCTTCAACGGCCGAAATTCTTCACCGTGGGCTTGTCCGGCTTTGCCGGCACCTCGTGGTCGCCCTGGGCCACATGCGGCTGGGCGATCTGGGCTTCGAGAGCCTTGATGCGCTCCAGCAGCGCCTCGTTGCCGTTGACGGTCAGCAGGTACTTCTTCGCCGCGTCGGACATCTCGCGGGCACCCATGAAGGTCATGTTGGTGTCCGACAGGTTCGCCAACTGCTCGATGGTGCGAATCTTGAAGTACGCAAGCTCCTCGATGTGCGCCTCGGTCAGGAACGGCGCGACCTTGAGCGGCGTGCCGACCACCTGATCCTTGACGCCGGCCTGGAACTGCGCCCAGTGCTGCGGCCAGCGGCGGATGTGGAGGTCCCAGACCTCGGCGGTGACGATGTTGTTCTTGTCGCCGGGGATCATCACGGTGACGAAGGGCACGTCCTTGTAGATCGGCCGGTTCTGCTTGGTCGACTCCGCGATGTCGATGCGCGGCTTCATGTAGAAGTGGACGTGGAGCTTGTCGTCGTGCCCCGGCCCCATGCCCGGCGGCAGGCCGCCAGGGGCGCCGCCGAACTGGCGAGCGTCTACGCTGACGGTCTGGTCGAACTTCGACCAGTCGGTGGGGGTGCTGTTCTGCAGGGCTTCAACCTGCTGCGCGTCGAGTGCCATCTGGGTTCTCCTTGTGCGTGGGATGTTGGGGAATCTCGGCTGGCCCATCCCACTGAAGCCCGCAGTTTAAACGCCGATTGTCGGGACCACTTCCAGAATGAACCGGACGTTGGAAAGCTCGACATCGTCGATGCCGCCGCTGATTTTGCTCGCCCTGACCTCGTACACCGGATCGCCAGCGACGGGCACGGCATTGATGACCTCGAAGGAGCATTCGGCGATGTTGGTGGCCCCCTGGCCGCTGACCGTCGTACCGCCAGGGACGCTGGCCCCGTCACGGTACAAGCTGAAAACGATCTCATTGCCGGTCGCGCAGGCGACGCCGGCATAGAAGGTGACGCGGGTGTTCGTCGAGGGCAGCCCCAGGGCGTTGCGCCTGATCTGCCCGCTGGTCGGCCCGAAGGTCGTGAAGTCGGCGGTGATCGCCATCAGGTCCGGCAGCGGCACCATCACGGGCGTGATGCCCAAAGCTGGCATCGTATGCAGGGCCACACCGAGCGCGCCGAAGCCCGGCGTCATCGTGTCGATGAAGTCCTTGATCATCGTCCGCACTGCTGCGGCGGTGATCTGGTGCGTGGCGTTGTCGGGGATCGAGGCATCAGCCTGGGCCTTCAACGCGACCATTGTCTTGCGTGCCATCACGGGCTCCCGTTGTCGAATGCGTTGTTGAAGCCCTGGTCGAAGGCTCCTGGGCCGATCACGGGCGGGATGATGCCGTCGCTGATCGAGAGGAACCCCTCGGCCGTCAGCGGCAGCCCTGCGTACCAGTAGACCGGGAGGTCGAAGCTGATGCGAACCTGCCCTAACTCGTTGGTCAGCACACCGTGGGCTGGCACCAGCGGGTTGTTGCTGTCGGTGAGGCTGCCGTCGTTGAGGTAGCCGATGGCCGCGAAGTAGAGGGCGGGGTTGGCACCTCCAGCCGCAGCGAGGCCGCCATCGGCCCCGATGGGGGTGCCCCCATTGAAGTCGACAGGCGGCCCGGCCGACAGGATGATCCGGCCCTGCGGGTCGAACTTCAGCACGCCCGCGATGAGCATGGCGTGCTGCCTCTACGGTGCGACGGCGGCGCTGGCGGTTCCGAAGGAGCCGAACACCGACTGGCCGGTCACCAGAGCCACGCCCGAGCGGTTGCTGTAGCCAGTCTCGACCGCAGCGCCCGTGGCGACCGCGCCGGTCGCCGTCACCATCTTGGTGACGAAGCCCGTGTAGGCCGGTCCTGCGCCAGCGTCGCGGCTGCCGCCCTGGCCCGCGCCACCGATGCCGAAGCCTGCCGTGTACGGGCTCGACGTGCCTGCAGCATCGTTGCTGCTGCGCCCGCCCCCGATGTACATCAGGATCGAGGTCGTGGCGGCCGTGTTGTCGGGCTTGGTGATGCCGGGCGTGTAGTCGTCGTTGTAGCCTGCGGCGAGGATGGAGGCGGGGGCGGTCAGTCCGATGACCGGTGGCGAGCCGAAGCCGATCCCGGTACTGAGCGCCCCCGTCGATGCGTTGCCGCTGGCGGTGCCGGCAGAGCCGGGACTCGCAAGGTAGGCGATGTCGACGTCGCGGTCCTTGGGCGAGCCCTTGGGACCGGAGAGCAGATCGAAGATGGTGAAGTTGCCCAGGCTCGGGTTGGCGATGTTCTGGGCGCTCGTGCTGCCGGAAAGTCCTGCTGGCATGTCTATCTCCTGAAGCTGAAAAAGACCTGGGGGACCAATCGCCGGCCCCCCAGGTTTGTCCCTTGATCGAGGACGAGATCAGCCGCCGACGAGGCGACCCTGGAACTGGCGACCGCTGCAGGTCAGGTTGCCCGCCCAGGCCAGGATGCTGACCTCGGCGTCCTGATTGACGGCGTACCGCTTGTTGGGGTCCAGGGCGACCATGTCCCGAGCCGAGTGCGGGCGCAGGAACAGGTACTTGGTGTTCAGGAAGAACGTCGTGTTGGCGGTGTTGAAGCCGCCGATACCGCCGTCCAGCACCACGTCCGCGTCCATGAACTTGATGCTCGGGAACCCCAGGTTACCGACCTCGGGCGACGTGAACCGCTGCTGTGCCTGCAGCGAGGCCATGTAGACACCCCAGGCCACGTTGTCCTGCACGAGCAGATCGGGCCGGTCGGTGCCGCGCACGAGACTCGCCCACATCGTGTTCATGAAGCCCTGGATGTTGGCCGCCGTCTGCGCCACCGTCAGCGTGTACTTGCTGGTCCAGAAGGTCCACGTCGAGCCGACGATGCCACCGTAGGCGGTCGTCTGCGATGCTGGCGCGAGCGCCGGCACTGCAGCCGCGAGGCCGGTCAGGGACTTGCCACCGTAGGTGGTGCCGTCGCTGTAGATGCCCTCGGCCATCAGGTTCGCCATCGTCGATTCGGCGACGTTGATGCGAGCTTCCAGCAAGTCGATCATCTGCTCCTTGCCGGCGTTCTGGATTTGCTCCAGGCCGGACATCGTGACCGGGCAGGCGAGTTGCTTGATGTTGTACTCGGCCGCCGAGATCACGTCCGAGGCAGCGACCGGCAGGAGGTCGTACCCGCTGTACCAGCCGCCGTTCGCGTTCTGAGCGAACGAAAGCTCTTGGTAGATCACGTTGCCGCCGCTGAAGGGCTTGCGGTTGCCTCGCTGGTCGAGCCGCATGTACAGGGCGTTGTTCTTGGTCACGTTGTCCGCGATCTTGCGGGTGCGCGACTGGATCGTCGTTGCGACGATGTCACTGACGTTGGGGAATGCCATCGAAATCTCCGAATGAAGTTGTACCCTGCGTTTACACGCAGACCTGTCTCATCCGAAGCTGTTCGATGGCCGTCAGCCTGGGGGTGTCGGTGGCCTAGCGGTCCTACTTCCCCCGGCTCGGTTCTACGAGCTTCAGCTATACCCCGAGTGCGCCTGGATGGCCGCCTCGATGCTTTCGCGGATCGACGACGGTTCCGGCCCAACCGGGTTGCCAACAGGAGCGGTGCCCCTGACGCTGACCGCTGCGGAACGAGCCCGCTGGGCGTTTTGCGTCAGTTGCCGGGCATTCGCACCCTGCTGCCGTGCGAGCATAACCTTGCTGACCTCCGGGTGCAACATCGCCGCCTGCCGATACGCCTCGGGGATGCTGATGTCGCGGCCGCGCTTCTCGCCAAGCTCGATGATGTCGGCCATCTCCTGGCGAAGGTCTTGGAAGAATTCGTTGGCCGGGTCGGCCGCGAACGTCTCAAGCTCGCTGCGCGCCTCGCCCTCGGCCGACTGCATCAACTGGTTCTGGCGCTGCTGGGCGGCTTGGTACAGGGGCGCGAGCGCCTGCTGCACGGCCGCGTTGACGTCGGGAGCCTGCTGCTGGCTGCCCTGGGGAGGAGCCTGCCCGACCAGGGCCGCGTCGAGCGAGGCGATGTCGACCCCGTAGACGCGGACGATCTGCGCCAGGGTGCTGGCCTTCTCGTACTGGGTCCCCGAGCGCAGGGTCTGGGTGACCTGCATCAGGTTGCGCACGGCCGTCAGCGGGTCGACGCCCTCGGCCTGGATCGTGCCCAGGAAGGGCTGGATCGTCTGGGTGAACCGCTCGGCGATGTTCCTGGCCGAGGACATCTCGTTGACGTAGCGGGCCATCTCGCCCTCGCGCCGGGCGACCTCGCGCTGCACGTCGGGGTGGATCGCCTTCCACTGCTCGCGGGCGGCCGGCGACCACGAGGCCGGAGCCTGCGGCGCAGGGGCCAGCGGGGCGGGCTGGATGGCCCCAGGCTGCGCCGGAGCGGCCTGGGTGGGACCAGGGGTGCCTGCGGGGGCTCCAGGCGCTCCTGGGGCTTCCTTGCCCTTCGGCAGGAACCGACCGAGCGAGTCGCGGTCGCCCTTGGCCTGGACCTGGGGCTCGCCGGCCGGCTTCTCGACGGGGGCGACCTCCCGGTCGGGGGCGACCGGGGCGTCGGGGGCGGCAGGCGCGTCGCCCCCCTCGGCACCGTCGATGGCGCTCTCGATGGTCGACCGGAGGTCGTCGGGAGCTTCGGTGTCGGCTTCGCCGTCGATAGGGGGCATGGGTTCTCCTTGTGGTTTAAACGTCTAGCGGAACAGGTGCGCGCCACTGGGCAGCCAGCCCAGCAGCCAGATGATCAGCACGATGGCAGCGATGGCGATGATCACGGTCTTGAACGGGGCCGGCATCGGGATGTAGGTCACGATCAGCCAGACGATCAATCCGACGATTGCCAGACCCAGCAGGATCGACAGCAGGGCGGTCAA